CTTTGAGATTAGAAGTCACAAGACTTAAAAATGAAAAGAGAAAACTTTTGGTAGAGAAAGAGTCAACAAGAGAATCAAATGATTCTATAGACTTGTCTGAATATAAAAAGGAAGAGGTTGAGAATTTAGAAAACATTTTAAAGAAACTAGGTTATGTTAAAAAAGATGAGCTTATAACCGAAGCAAAAGAATCTGTTTTCAATGAATTTAAAAGCCAACACCCAGAATATTTAGATGACCCATCTTCTTGGGAAGCCTTAAGAATTGAATGGAATAGTGGGCTGTATAATATACATTCTCAAAGTCCAACAGTTATTAAGAATATTCTTGATACAATACATTCAAAACTATCAGTTAAACCAATAAATAAAGAGAAGATAGCTGCTCAACAGAAAAAAATAGAAGTTTCAAACGTTGGTAGTAAAGATATAACTGTCAAAACTAGCAATGGTGGGACTATAAAAACAACTGTTCCAGCAGATGTTAGGTCTAAAATGATTGGTTATACTGATGAGGAATTAAACGAAATATTCGGAAAATAAATAAGATAAAAAAATATGGCAGGATTTAAAATTTTAAAATCTCCTAGAAATACTACATCTGAAAAGTTGCCAATTTCTTCTCAAACAGTAGCACTTGGTGCTTTGTTAGAAAGAGCAGTTGGAGCAACAACTTGGACAGTTGGAACAACAGTTTCAAACCATTTTACATTGAAGGCTATTGCAGATGAAGCAGCAACATCTTCTGCAACATCAGTCTTAGCAACAAGAATATGGGGAGATGAATTAATATCAGCAACAGCTAAAAATACAGCAGATGCAAGTCATAACGGAGATAGAATGTTATTAACAAATAGTACAACCGTTAACAATGCTGGTTCTGATAACACATCACAAAATGTATGTTTTATACAGGAAGGCATAAGAAACGATGGTGGTTTAACAAATGAAATCGTTGGAAGAATAATAGTCGGTAACGGTGTTGACCCAGATGCATCATAATCTGGTCAGTAAATCAGTAAAATAATAAATAGAAATAATATATGCCAGGAAGTTCTCCATTAAACATAGCTCAGGCAGCAGACTTAGTAGATAAATCAATACAAAATATTTGGTCTAAGTCATCTGAACCAGAAGCAATGTACAAGAAATACTTTAACTTCAGAACAACTACTGACCTTTATGAAAAGGATAGTGGATTGTCTGGATTAGGGGAAGCAGATTTCGTAGATGAAAATGCTTCAATAGTTGAAGATGTCCCAGTTCAAACATACGACAAGACTTACACACAAGAAATGGTTGGCTCATTAGTGAGTTTTACCTACAAAATGTGGAAGTTTGGTATTAAGAAAAGAGATATTGAAAACTCAGCTAAAGAATTAAGAGCAGCTTTAGCAAGAAAGAAAGAAAAATTGTGTGCAGAAAGACTTACAAATGGTTTTGAAACAACATCATATTCACACTCGGGAATTGGTGGAACAAGAACCATTACAATTTCTGGTGGCGATTCATTAGGATTTATTGATGATGACCACACAAGAGAAGATGGTGGTACTAACATGAACAACTATGTTTATGATGGTACAAACTATAATCTTCCTTTTGACTATTCAGGATTGAAAGCAGCTTATAGAACAATGTCTTTGTTTGTTGACCCAAGAGGAAATGCAGCTCCAGCAACACCAGATACATTAGTTTGTAAGAAAGGTTCTTCAGTTCATATGAAGGCAATGGAAATCTTAGGTGCTATTAAGAAAGGACAAATTCCAGAATCAACAGATAACGATGGTTCTGCTGTAATGGCTTTCAAGATTTTACCCTTAGATTACTTAACACAAGATGCCTATTGGTGGATGTTTGACTCAACAAAGATGGATGACAAACACGGATTCCAATTTATTGAATCAGAAGCAGACACAGTTGACCCTGTAAATATTGTCTACAAGACAAAAGAAATTCAAGTATCAGCTCACGCTATGTTTGATTTAGGGTTTAACGATGCAGCAAGAATGTGGGTTGGTTCAAAAGGAGATAAATCGTCACCTTCTAACTAATCTTTGACTTAATTAAGCGAACCTTTAGGCGAACCATTAAATAACAAAAAATTATGTCATCAATTAACGGAAAACAGTTCTCAAATCCAAAGAATGTAAACCTTAAAGGTGGAATTTTAAGATTTGGGACAACAAATTCTTCTACACCATTTGAATCAACTGCTAATGGATTCTACATTAATAGTTCTAATCAACTTGTTTATTCAGCTCAAGGTGTAACAGCAACATTAGGACCAGTAGGTTCATTTAACCAATCTTCAACAACTGGTGCTGCACCAGCATTGACGCTTACACAAGCAGACACAGACTATGCTTTCATTACTTTTATTGGAACATCTGGTTCTGCAAGTCAATCAATTTCAACAGCAGATAAAACATCTGGAGGGACAGTTAAATATGTAAAATGTTTAATTGGTTCAACTGTTCATTGGATTCAAGTGTACGAAAATTCATAAGTTAATAAAAAAAGCGAATAAAGC